GTTCCTGTATCTCCTTCTGGTTTCACAGGTTTGGTAAGATTTACTAAACCTTTAGCTGTATTCTTGATAGCATTTCCTATCGCGTTAAGACTCATTAAATTTTGCTCCGTGCGTCGTTGAACACTTGATTACGTGAGGCTTTTTCGAAATTGTCAATGGGTAACATGATGGTTTTTCTCCAATCTTTAGGATAGATTTTCATAAATCTGGAACCCAGTTGTTCATACAAGTACCGTTTCACTGCCACATTGGCACCTGGATATCGTGTGAAATTACTCAACAACTTCCAAGTCACCATCATTCTGGTATCTTCACCCATGGTTTCATCATTTACCAGTTCCAACATTCTGTCCAACAACTTCATTCGAAACAATGGTGGAAGATAATGCATGTTCAATCCAAAAAATCCTTCAGGTACTTTTCTGAACACCACGACTACAGGTAGTGTGTCATAGTATGGTAGTTTGGCAGACATCTTGGGATCGTACATGAACAAATACATTTGACCAGTGATGATGGTGTTGACAAATTCACCGATGTCACTTTTCAATACTTTTTGTGGTTGGATATTGGTCATACCCAACTTTCGAATCATGTCCTGGTACCACCGGAACGTGCTAGTGGGTGTTTCTCGGTCTCGCAGTTGTTGAATGGATTTGTTTAGCATTATGGTGAAATTCAGGGCTTGACTACTACTTGACAAGGTGATAAATTCACTATGTCCGGTATGAAGTTAAAAACTACTTACTATTTATAAGTAGTCCCTAAATCCTTCTCTGTAATCAGCATAAACTCCCATCCGTTCTGAGAAGCAAAACGCCGTGCTGCTGTCCATTTGGCATTATTCACTCCCCACTGCTTCACTTCCGAGATGAAGCGTTGGGTTTTTCTTTGTGGAATGTTGGGTGGTACAGTGAAACGGTAGGGCTTCACTTCCACCAGATATTTTTTTCGTTTGCCAGTTTTGTCCTGAACTTCTATGTAAAAGTCCACATAGTATCTGTGAACCAATCCATCTGCTGGACTGACATAGGGAATGACAATTTCTTCACTGGCCCATCGTAACACAGCATCATTGTTGTCACACCATTTCATGAATTTCAATTCATAACTGCTGCGATAGATGATTTCCATGACATCCCCGACATATTTCTTGGGGTTGTTCGGGATGAATCTTCCTTTGTATGTGTCTTTGGTATAAGCCATATAAATATCTGTAAAGTATTCCCAAGGAAACTATTTATGGCCAAATATCGAAGTGCAAACACCCTGACACCTGGCAATGCCATTACAGGTTTAGAAGCCAATGAACTGACAGTGTACAGATATCCTCAGGATGTGGGCAGTGAAACCACGCCGCATTACATGATGTTCTACATCTCAGAACGTTCTGGTGTCACTCCCAAGGAACAATTGGCAAGTGACAAGGCTGTGAAAGCATTAAATCTTGTGGAACCCAGCTCACAATTTCGTCCAGAAACACAAGTGGGTCCAGTTGCGGCCGCAGCTGTGTCAGGAGCTGCAGGTGCTGTAGGTGGTGCCAGTGTGGCTAGAGGAGTTGCCAGAAGAACTACTAGTTTCTTTGGGTTGAATCAAAAAACAGGTGTTAGGGTTATTGACACCACGAAACAAAATTTAGCCAACGTTGCCACAACTGGAGCTACTGTAGCAGGTGGTGTAGCCGGTGGTACCCTCGCCGCCACAGTAGCCACAGCTGAAGGTGGTTCTGCCAGAGATGCAAAATTTTTGAAATACGTTGTGGCATTGTACATGAACAACAAACCCAGAACTGAATACAATGCCACGTGGGCAGATGAAGATTTAGGAGCTTTAGGAGGCATGGCAAGTGAAGCTGCTGGTGCAATAAGAGGTATAATGACTGGTAACGGTGACGGTATGGCCGGCCGTGCCTCAGCTGCTTTGGACGCTATCAAAACCGCAGGTGGCGCAGGTGCAGCTATTGCATTGCAAAATGCTGACAGTGCCATGAATGAAATGGGATTGGGTGGCATGGGTAGTATTGCTTCTGCAGCCAGTGCATTTTCTGGAACTGCTGTAAATCCTTTCAAATCACAGTTGTTCAAGACCATGAATTTTCGTACCTTCAATTTTGATTACACATTCATTCCAAAAAATGATTATGAAATGAATCAAGTGTTGGATATCATTGATTTATTCAAATACTATATGCATCCTACACTAGGTGACGAAAAATTTTTCGTGTCCTATCCTGCTGAATTTCAGATTGAATATCACTTCAAAGATGAAGGAAGAAACACCAATTTGTTTAGAACCAGTAGCTGTGCACTCACCAACATGAAAGTGGAATATGGTGGCAGTGATTTCATATCTGTACGTGGTACTGGTGGTGCTCCTTCAGAAATTTCTCTATCATTGACTTTTTTGGAATTGGAATTGTTGTTTCGCGACCGCATTGCTACTGCTGGGTTCTAATCATGGACTACTTTTCACGATTTCCTGCAGTACTGGTTCAAAGCAACAACAAACCCATCATCATCACGGATTTTCTTCGTCGAGTTTCCTTGTCAGAAAAATTTCGTGAAAACACAGTGTTCATGGATCAACATCTAGTGAAAGATGGTGAAACACCTGAAATGGTGAGCAATTTGTTCTACGGAAAACCAATGTATCACTGGTTGGTGTTGCTGGTGAATGACATCACCAATCCCAGAGAAGAATGGCCTATCCCAGATGCACAAGTTACAGACTTGGTGTATCTGAAGTATGATTTCAAAATTGAAGTGCCGGATTCATCAGAATATGCTGCTGATGATGTCATCACCTCAGACAATGATGGAAAGTTTCTGGTAACTAAAATTGTAGATGATGTTGTACACATGCGTTCTCAGGTGGGAAAAATTATTCTAACAACAGACAATGTGTTGAACAACATCACGCAAGAAACAGAAGATTTGCCTATCAGTTCTGTAACGGATCCAGAAGAAGATGTGCATCATTATTATGATACAGAAATAGGATACATTGTGGATGAAGGATATTCTGCCTCCACCAATCCTGTCACAAACTATCAACATGAAGTGGATGTGAATGATGCCAAAAGACCCATCAAAGTGTTGAGCAGCCTGTATGTAGAAGCTGTGGTACAACAATTCACTGATTTAATTAATGGTGATGGATAATGCCGGATGCAATTCTAGAAGCAGGTGATATCAAAATTGAAGAAATATCTGTAACTGCGGGCGGTAAAAAATTTGACATTCGTAACCTGGTGTTGGAAACATCCATCTACGAGGACATTTTTTCCAGTGTGATGACTGGATACATCGTGGTTAAAGACTCTGCCAGCTTCATCACACAATTGCCCTTGGCAGGTATTGAACAAGTCACAATACAATTTCGAACACCGCAATTTCGAGAAAGTGTGTTTAAAAAGCAGTTCTATGTGAATGGTGTGGAAGAACGTATTATAGACAACACACAACAAATATACAGCATCAGTTTGATTTCATTGGAAGCATTAACAGACAACATCACACGTATCAGTAAACAGTTTTCTGGAAAAACTCATGAAATCATTCAGGCTGTGTTTAACAAATACCTGAAAGATAAAAAAGAATTAAAAATTCTAGAGGAACATCTGTCCAGCACTACTGTGGTGTCACCTTACTGGTCACCATTGAAATTAATCAACTGGATAGTCACCAGAAGTTACAAAAATGCTCCTAATGTGGTGTTCTTTGAAGGCAACAAAAATTTCTATTTGACTAGCATTGAACACTTGATTCGCCAGGGTGTAAGCAATCCATATGACACATTTCAATACAGTGCCACTGCGGCCACAGAAGAAGCATTGAATGTTAGTGTTCAATTCAGAAGAATTTTGAACATCAGTCCTTCCACATTTTTTGACGTGTTTCAAGCTCAAGATTTTGGATACTATGCTAGCAATTTGATAACTCATGACATCACGTTGAAACAATATTATGAAAATTTTCATAATCAGTTTGAATATCATAACAAAGTGTTGAATTTGCATGATACAGGAAAATCTCAAACATTTCCTCAAACAATACCAAGAAAACCAGATATGTTTCGTCGTGTAAGAACCAAACAATACAGCATGTTTGAAGAAACCAAGGATCCATTGTTTGAAAAATGGGCAGCACAAAGAAACAGTTTGATGTATGAAGCCAGTAACTTTCATTTGATGGTTGAAGTCCTAGGAAGAACAGACATGGAAGTGGGAAAAGTAGTTGTTCTGAACATTCCGAAATCAACAGAACGTGATTTAAATCAAGCAACTGGTAGAGATTTAATAGACCAATATCTTTCAGGAAACTATCTGGTGACAGCTATTCGGCATAGCATTGTGGCTAAAAAGCATACAATGTACATGGAAGTCATGAAAGATTCATATCAAAAGGAACTACCATAATATGGAAAACATTTACGGCAATGGATTTTTCTGGTGGGTGGGTGTTGTTGAAGATAGAAATGACCCACTTTTTTTAGGTAGATGTAAAGTTCGCTGTGTTGGTTATCACACCGCAGACAAAGTAGAACTACCCACTTATAGTTTGCCATGGGCATATCCCATGCAACCCATCACCTCTGCTGCCATGTCAGGTATTGGAACCACACCTATAGGTCCAGTGGAAGGCACTTGGGTTGTGGGATTCTTCCGAGATGGTGAAGATTGTCAAGAACCTTTGATAATGGGAACCATTGGTGGTGTCATGGCTCGTTCCTACTATGACAAGTTGAAAAACACCAGTAATTATGGATTCCAAGATCCCACCAACAAATATCCACTCCCTGAATACATCAATGAACCTGACACCAATCGTTTAGCCAGAAATCAAAAAGTACAAGAAACCATTGTTGAAAAAAAGAAGGAGGCACGTGTCACTTTAGTGGATGTTGCCAATAACGGTGGTACCTGGGAACAACCAGAAATTCCTTACGGCCCGAAATATCCTTACAATCATGTAACACAAACAGAAAGCGGTCATGTTATTGAACTGGATGATAGTCCTGGTGCTGAAAGATTACACATCTATCACACCAAAGGAACTTATGTAGAAGTGGATGGAGCCGGTACTATGATTCGTCATATTGTCGGTGATGATTATCACATCATTGATTGTAATGGTTTTGTTAATATCAAAGGTAAAGCCAATATCACTGTGGAAGGTAGTTGCAACATTTATGTGAAAAACAATTGCAATTTGCAGGTGGATGGAAACCTAAAAACACAAGTACACGGTGATTATGAATTGAATGTGGCAGGAAAAATTGATATGATTGCAGGCAAAGATGTCAATGTTGATACCAAGGGATCTATTGATGTGGTTTCTTCTTCTGACATTAGCATAAATTCAGGATCCAATTTGAAATTGGAAGCTGCCACAAAAACTTCTCTCACCAGTCCCATCACATCAGGAAACATCATTCAAGGTACATTCAAAGGAGCCTTGTCAGTTTCTCCTCCAACACCTGTTCCTTACACCGCAGCCACACCTGCTGACGCAGTTGAGGAAAAAACACCGGAAGAACCAGAAATCACACCTCCTGGATTCACACTGACACCTGAACAACGTGCTGCTTATTTTGCTGAAGCATTGGAAGCCAGAGCTTTAGATGACCCAATGTCCCAAGAATATGCATCATTGAAACAATCTGAAGGAGATGTGGCAGAAGTCATTTCTGCCCCTGCATCCAATCCTGAACCACAACAAGCCACATGTGAGCTTGCCAAGCAAGTTATTGAAGAAGCCATGAAACACGTTGGTATGTTGGAAACAGGTACTGGTGCAGGAGCAGCAAAAAACACAGGTGGTAAGGTAGGTGGCGGTGAACTACCCGCCGGGCAGTTAGGCATCATAGATGAAATGGTGAAGAGCACCACATCTTATGCATTCCATCAACAACAATTGAAAAACACAGGTAAAGGTGTTGAGTGGTGTGCTTCAGCTGTGACCTATTGGTGGAAAGCTGCAGGTGCTCCAACACCTCCCAAAGATCCAGCTGCCTGCCGTGGTTGGCATGAATGGGGAGAGGCTAAAGGTCTATTGTCTAATACACCCAAGTTGGGAGCTGCTATTTTATATTATGGTGATCCAGCCAGACCCAACCATGCCAATCACATAGGTATCGTGGCTGGCATCTATCCAGATGCAGCTCCTGACAAACGATTAAAAACTATTGAAGGAAACACCACTGGGGGAGCTGGATTCGATCGCTCAGGATGTGGATGTTTTGTGAAGTATCCTAATCCCGGCAGAAAGATGAAATTTGTTCATCTTCCAGATAGCTGTCAGGAACCCGCCCCCGCTGCAACAGTTACGGATGATTGTCTATCACCAGCAATGGCTACTTACATAGAAAAATTGAAGAACAAAATCCCAGAAACAGTGCGGCTACAGATTCCTGAAGTGGTGTGTAAATTCAAAATCAACACACCACAACGTCTGTCTCACTTCCTGGCACAATGTTCACATGAGTCCGGTCATTTCAAAGCGGTGCAAGAAAATCTAAACTACAGCTGGAAAAGTTTAAGAGCTGTTTTTGGCAAATATTTCCCTACTGATGAGATAGCCAAACAATATGAAAGACAGCCTGAAAGAATTGCTAGTCGCGCCTATGCTAATAGAATAGGTAATGGCCCAGAAGCCTCAGGTGAAGGATTCAAGTATCGTGGTCGTGGTTACATTCAATTGACGGGTAAATCCAACTATATAGCATTCAGGAAGTTTGTTCCTGACGATGTGGTGGCCAACCCTGACCTGGTAGCCACCAAATATCCTTTGTTGTCAGCTGCCTGGTTCTGGAGCACCAGAAATCTTAACTCCAAGGCAGACGGAGGTCTGGAAGCTGTCTCTCCTGTAACTAAAGTTGTGAACGGTGGGTACAATGGATTGGCAGACCGTCAGAAGGAATTCAACAAGTTTATAGCCCTCGCATAACCATATAAATATTCAATAAAATGCCTATTCTTTCTCCCAACAAACTGTACAAAGATTTGGACTTGTCTTTTGCAGCACATCCACAAACTCAGGATGTGTTGAAAAAAATAGATGCCAATTCTATAAAACAATCTTTGAAATTATTGTTGAACACCAACTTGGGAGAAAGATTGTTTCAACCTAACATTGGGTCACCTTTACGTAATTTGTTGTTTGAGCCTGTGGATGCTATCACAACCATGGCTATAAAACGTAGTATTGAAAACACCATCAGTTTGTATGAGCCTCGCATTGCTTTGGAACAAGTGGTGGTGTTTCCTTTTGAAGATGACAATGCCTATGAGATTTCTCTGTATTTCACTGTCATAGGTATCAATCAACCAACTTCCCTTACGGTTACTTTAGAGAGATTACGATAATGGCTGAACTAAATGTCACAGAGCTAGATTTTGACACTATTAAAAACAATCTACGAACCTATCTGGCAGCACAAACTGAATTCACAGATTATGACTTCAGTGGTTCTGCTTTGAGTTTGTTGTTGGATGTGTTGGCATACAACACACATTACAATGCTGTGTTGGCAAATCTTCAAGCCAATGAGATGTTCATTGATACAGCCATCAAAAGAACATCTGTGGTGTCATTGGCTAAGATGTTGGGATACAGTCCAAGGTCCACAACTTCAGCAAAAGCCACCGTGGATCTGATAGTAACAAAGGATGTCACAGCAGGTAACACATTAAGCATTACTAATAGCACTAAATTTAATGCAGCTATAAATGGAGAAACCTACACCTTTAATGTGAATGAAAATCAAACAGCCACAGTAAGTGAAGGTGAGGTGTTTGTGTTTGAAGATGTGGAACTGATTGAAGGAATCTATCTTTCCAACACATTTTTGATTGGTTCAGACAACACATCTGGACCTTTGATTATTCCTAATGGAAACGTAGACACCACGACAATACAAGTTGCTGTTCAAACTTCCTCAGCCGACCTGTCATCAACAGATTGGTCCAAAACATCATCTATAGTAAATATAACTGACACCAGCAAAGTGTTCTTCGTGGAAGAAAACAATTCAGGTCAATATCACATTGTGTTTGGTGATGGCAATGTTGGTGCTACACTTATACCTGGAAACATTGTGACTGTGACCTACCTTGTGTCTGAAGGTTCTGCACCAAATGGCGCCAGAGATTTTTCTCTTATTGGTGATATTGATGGAGAAACTGAGGTTACCATAACTTTGGTTTCACCCGCAACAGGTGGTTCTTTCAGAGAATCAGTTGATAGTATTCGTTTCAATGCACCCAAGTTCAATGCCAACAGAAACAGAGCTGTTACAGCAGCAGATTATCGAACATTAATCAAACAAAATTTTTCTAAAGCCAGAGAAGTCACTGTTTGGGGAGGAGAAGAAAATGATCCTCCAGTTTACGGTACCGTGTTCATTTCTGTTGATCCCATCACGAACGCAGTCATAACTAATGCTGATAAAGACTTCATCAAAGAAACCATTCTTCGTCCACGAAGTGTGATGAGCATCAAACATGAGTTTGTGGATCCAGAATATGTTTATCTTGGTTTGCAAGGTATTGTGAATTACAATCCTAAATTGACCTCATTGAAAGCTTCAGAATTGAGTTCATTGGTGATTGCAGGTATTCAAGATTATTTTGACAATGAATTGGGTACTTTGGACAGAACGTTCTTTTTGTCTAAAATTTCAGAAACCGTGAAACAATTGAACACTTCCATTGTAGGTTCTGTGTTTCAAATTCGACTACAAAAACGTGTTGTTATTGGAACTAGTGATACATCTGGATATTCTGAAACATTGAATTTTTTAACTGCTATTGAGCCAGAGACCTTCAGAAGCAGTAACTTCATCACTACAGTAAATAACCTATCATATTTTGGACATCTACAAGATTTTGCCAATGATGTTATTGCAAATAGGGATGGAGAAGGAACTATAAAATTTGTGGACCAAGATACACGTTTACCTATTGCAAATGTAGGCACCATTAATTACAATCAAGGAATTGTAACACTGCGAAATGTTATTGTCACAGAATATGTGGGTAATGTAAATGAAGTGTATGTAAATGTACAACCTCAACCACTATATCAAAACATTTCCAGTAGTATTGTTCGTACAGCTGAGACAGCTACAAGTTCTATAGAAGCAACTCCTTCCAGAAATAACATTCTAACACTAGATGATAGTGAAAGCAATTCAGAAGCTAATATTTCAGCAGGTTTGATTATTAGCTGTCGTCCATTCACACAATAACAATGTCTATCAAGAGAAAGTTACATCATCTGATTTCCGGGCAAATCCCGGAATTTGTGCGGGTGGAACACCCGCAGTTTGTAACATTTCTGGAATATTATTATAAATTTCTGGAACAAGAGGGTGAAGCTCATGATGTTCTGTTAAGTAATTCTGATTGGACAGATATTGACATCACACTAGATGCCTTCATTCCATATTTCAGAGCTCAATTCACTCATGATTTTCCCAGTGACACCGTCCTTGCCAACAGAAAATTAATCAAGTACATCAATCAGTACTATGAAGCCAAGGGATCAGAAACAGCCACGGAAATGTTTTTCCGTTTCATGTTCAATGACACAGCTGAAGTAAAATATCCAGGTGATTTTATCCTTCGCGCCTCAGACGGTCGATGGAGCAGAAAACGTTTCATCAAAGTGGAAACCACCAGATTCCCTGATGAAAACATCTTTGAGTTGAAGGAAAAAATCATCACCTTGTCCTATCTGGAATTCATTTCAGGTGCAGGTAATTTCTCCAGAACCACTACAACACGATGTTTGGATGTGTATGAAACCTCTCGTCCCAACATCTATCAGTTGGAAGTGGACATCAATCCTGATTTTGTGTTTCCGGATGATATTTCTGCTGACACTGATTTGGCTGTCAGTCTGGGTAACTATGATACACACGTGTACGTGCAATTTGTTGGTGACACCACCACCACCTATGGCACCATTTCCAAACAGTTGACCCGTGTAGTAAGTGTTGATGAAGCAGGTAGCAGGTTCCGTCGAGATGACACCTTTTTCATCTCAGAAACAGGTATTGAAGGGTTGTACTTTGCAGGCGACTACACAGAAGTCACCACAGGTTCTGCTGCCTACGCCTTTGAATCTTTACAGAACAACGCCATTGTTCGTGTGGTGAAAACTGAAAACACCTTTGCTGAACAATACTTCCTGGAAGATTACACTTTGTTTGGTGATTATGCTTCAGCTCCCACACGTGGTAAAATCAAGTTGTTGTCCATTGTGGATAGTGGTGAAAAGTTCCTGGTTCGCAAGACAGGTGTGATTGAATCTGTCACCATTCTGGATGGTGGTTCTGGATATGCTGTGGGTGCCACAGCAGTAAATCTGGTGGGCGACGGTACAGGTGCTGAGTTCCGTGTGTTGGTGGCTGATGGAGAAATCACACAGGTCACTGTGGTGAATGGTGGTGCCAACTATAGCAGTGAATTGGATCTCATCACAGGACTTCCATTGACCACATTGACAGCATCTGGTTCTGGAACAGGTGCTGTGTTGGAACTGAACATCTCCACAGACTTCACACCGGTGGAAACATTCACCGTGGATGTCAACAATGGTCGTTCTGGTTCCTCTACCGCCACCATCACCTTCAGCACAGGTCACATCTATCATGCACCAGGTGAGTATGTGGATAATGCAGGCTTCTTGTCTGACATCATTAAACTGCAAGACAATGACTACTACCAGCCTTATTCCTATGTCATTGAAACCACAGAACAGTTGTCCAACTGGAAAAACATCTACTTAAAGAGCACACACCCTGCAGGGTTCAAGATGTTTGCCAATCTGTTGCTCACAGGTGACATCATACCTCCCACCGTCACAATAGAAGATGAATTTGACCAGGTGGATATTGAAGACCTCCCATACCGTGAACTGGAAGACACGGTCACAGCGTCAGAACTGGTGCTCAAGACCATCAGCAAGCCATTCACTGAATCAGTAACCTTGAGTGAAACATTCAATGCTTCGCTCGTAATTCTAGAAACCTTAACAGACACCTTCAACAGTTCAGACTTGATGACATTCAACAACAGCATCAGTAAGACTGATACTGTTAACAGTGCTGATGTGTTGACCATTTCATTAGAGCCTATAGCCACAGATGGTGTCACTGTGTCTGAAAATGTGATACTCAGCAGTGCCATTGTGTTGGCAGATTCCGTGGGTGTCACAGACACATTGAATTACAATTTCAATCAACAGAATGACGCCACATCTGATTTGCAAGATGATGTGTCCATGAATGATGCAACAGCATTCACAGTGACCAAGCCATTCTCTGATGATGTGGTAACCTCAGACGTGTCTGTGAATTCTGTGGAACCATTCAAGACTGATGCTATAGGCACGACAGAAATTGTCACCTTGAATACAGAAATGGCATTCACAGACACCCTTAATGTGTCTGACATCATGGTCAGAAACTTCAACCAACAGAATGACGCCACATCTGATTTACAAGAAGATGTGTCCTTCTCTGATGAGTTGACATTGAACACCAATTATGTGTTCACAGACAGTTTCAACCAGACTGATGCCAGTGTTGTGAATGTGAATTTAAACAAGACAGACACCATCAGCACCTCAGATGTATTGACCAAGAATGTTGATTACACGTTAGTTGATACACAAAACAACACGGATAATTTGTCTTTGGATGTCAGCACTCCATTGACTGATTCTGTTTCAACATCAGACAATGTGAACTTGTTGATTGTGATTCCACTAACTCTGGCAGATAACGCCTCCATGTCTGACGTGGTTGTGAAGGAATTGGAATTCACCTTGTCGGATACTGTTACATTGTCTGACACCATGGTCAGAAACTTCAACCAACAGAATGATGCATCCAGTGACCTGCAAGAAGATGTAACAGTGGGAGATGATGTAGAATTGAATCTGGATTATGTGATTCCCACAGACACCATCACAATCAGTGACGCAGACGACAAAGATGTAGAAAAGGATGTCACAGACAGCATCACCCCGACAGATGTTGGGGGAGATATAGTTCTAGAAAGTTATTTTGAGGCAAATTACACAACCACACAAACCACTACATCCACTTACGTGGGAACCACTAGCAGTTTCTAAATTTTGTATAAATACTAGTATTGATTCGTAGTTTCATCAACTTAAAACCAGAGGAAAACAATGGAAGAACTAATCAAAGCAACCGGTAAGGTGAAGATTGTAGTACATGATGAAAATGGTGTAGTAAAAGAAGAACGGAACATTGACAATCTAGTGGTGACTGTAGGTAAAGCATACATCTCTTCACGTATGATTGGCACATCTTCAGGTGTGATGTCACACATGGAAGTGGGTACAGACAACACAGCAGCAGCAGCTGGCAACACCACTCTAGGTGCAGCTGTGGCAGGCTCACGTACTTCTTTGACATCATCAACACAAACCACCTCATCAACCGCCAACGACTCTGTGCAATATGTTTGTACATTCGCAGCCGGTACAGGTACAGGTGCTCTAGTGGAAGCAGGTATCTTCAATGCTTCATCAGCAGGTACCATGTTGTGCCGCACTGTGTTCTCAGTAGTGAACAAAGGTGCATCAGACGCTATGACCATCACTTGGACTGTCACACTTTCATAATTAAAAACTAATGCCAGCATTATTGCCGATTAGGTTCCGGACGGAACTTGCACGCAGTTTTCACCGAGATATTGTAAACACATTGAATGTCCCTAGTGGAGAGTTGAACACTCTGAACACTTTGGACACCACAATGTACACCTATTCGGCAACTGCTGGAGACACTACATTCACAGGTGAGGACATCAAAGGTAAAACTTTGACCTACACACCTGGAAGAATTGAAGTCTTTGTAGATGGTGACAAAGTGTTAACTGAGGACTACATTGCCACAGATGGTACCAGTGTGGAACTTCTGACACCCATAGGTGAAGAAGTCACCACACTCACCATCAATGGAATAGAATTCGCGGCCGCTGATGTGGATGACGGTGCAGACACCATCACCTACGTGGATCATGGATTCAATGAAGGTGACAAGGTGATTTATTTCGAAAATGGCGCCGCAGCTGGCATCACCAATCTGGTGAACGCTGTGTCCTATTTCATTATTGTGATAGATGATGACACCATCAAACTGGCAACAAGTCGGGCATTTGCCATTGCATCCTCACCTACTGCCATCAATATAAATGCATCCGCTGCATCAGGTTCTGCCTTTCAACTGATTCTTGTGGAAGAATACATTGAAGGTGCTGCAGTGGATGAACAACTGTTGAATTTACATGGTGTGAATGTGTTAACCTCAGGTGTGAACACAGCCACAGAAACCATCACCAGTTCCTCCCATGGATTTTCTAACGGTGATATAGTTAGTTACTTTTCCAATGGTGGCACTGCCATCGGAGGATTGGTAAATGAGACTGAATACTTTGTGGTGGGAGCCACCGCAAACACCTTCCAAGTGTCCTCGACATCTGGAGGATCAGCCATCAATCTCACAGGCACAGGAAACAGTGCACAAGCATTTCTGAAAATTGACAACACATTCTATCTACCTGACCATGGTTTTGTGACTGGACAAGAAGTCACATACACGGAAGATTCTGGCTCAATTGCAACATTGACAGATAGCACTAATTATTTCATCATCAAAGTGACAGCCGATACCATCAAGTTGGCCACTACATTTGCCAATGCTGATGCTGGTACTGCCATCAACATCACTCCTCTATTCGGACTGGGTGACACCACGTTGACAGGTCCCTTGGATCAAACTGTGACCATCAACACCTTCACCATAACCAATTTTCCCAACCCACATGATTTCTTCTACGTGTTCTTGTCTCGTCCTTTGGAATGGGCAACAGAACCTACAGCACCTACTCCTGTGGACACACGTTCTGAGGACAGTTCTGTAAAGAGAAACATTTTAGGTGTGAAGAAGGTGAATCCTAGTGATATTACATTGATGGCAAGAAGAATTGATTGGGAAGCTGACACCATCTATGTGCAATATGATGACACTGTGGATATATCAGATGAAGATTTCTATGCGTTCAACAGTAACAATTTCAGAATCTACAAGTGTTTGGACAACAACAATGGCAATCCATCCACAGTGCTACCTGCCTTCTCAGAAGTGGGTCCTAAAACATTGTCTGATGGATACACCTGGCAGTTGATGTATGAAGTTCCTGCTGCAGACCGTGTGAAATTTCTGAATGATGATTACATCCCAGTGAAATTCTATGGTACATCCACACGATTTGACCATAACGGCACCATCAGTGAAATAATTCTAGATTCCCAAGGATCCAGCTACACCACAACACCAACAGTCATCATTGTAGGTGATGGTGTTGGTGCTGAAGCCACAGCTGAGATATCCGCAGGTCTGGTTACAGAATTGAATCTCACTGATGGCGGTTCTGGATACAGCTTTGCATTTGTGTTGATTCTTGGTGGTGGTGGTACAGGTGCTTCAGGTTCTGTGGTTATTGAAACCACAGACTTGCCCAACATTGTGAATCAAAATGTTGCTGGATATGCTGTTGCCACCAACGGACAAATTGATTTCATAGAAATTGTTGATGGTGGTTCCGGATATGTTCAAGCCACCACTAGTGTGTCCATCAACGGTGATGGCACTGGAGCTGCAGCTGAGTTGACAGTGGTGGATGGTGAAATCACTGCCGTCACCATCACAGACCGTGGCACAGGATACTCATTTGCTGAATTGAACATCAGTGGTGATGGCACAGAGGGTGAACTTCGTGCCGTGATTTCACCTCAAGGCGGTCATGGTTCCAATATTCCACAAGAATTGTTTGCCACAACAATAGGCATCGCAGTAGCCATTGAAGATTTTCAAGAAGATTTTTTCCTAGAAAATGATTTTCGTCAATATGGCGTCATCAAAAACATTAAGACATTTGACAATGAAACTTTGTTCTCTGCCAACACAGGTAACGCATGTTTCGTGATAACAGTGCCTGATGGAACCAAATACAATCTTGATGATGTTGTGACTACAGATAGTAATGGAGAGTACATCGTGGCATATGTGGACAACACAACTGTTTATCTGCTACCAGTGATAAATAATATCAGTGATGAATCCATATTGGAAAATGTCACAACAGGTGAATCTGGGTTGACCATCACCTCATTGGTTGAGCCTGAAATTTCTCAACGTGCAGGTGAAGTTATCTATCTGAGTAATATCGCACCATTGGTGCGTCAGTCTGAACAAACAGAAACATTCAAATTGTTTATCAACTTCTAATAACACATGGCCAAGCTTAATCTCAACACCTATCCATACTATGATGACTTTGATTTGAACAAGAACTTTCACAAGGTTCTGTTCAAACCAGGGTTTTCAGTTCAAGCTCGTGAGCTAACACAACTTCAAACCATCCTACAGGATCAAGTCAAGAGATTTGGTGACAACATCTTCAAGGAAGGTAGTGTGATTTCTGGATGTCCAGAATCCACAAACTTTAGTGTGGATGTTGTGAAAATTCTTGATACTGATACTTCCGGTCAAGAAATCACAGACGAAAATTTGTTGGCATTGGAAGGAAAAACATTGGTAGGTGCTGATGATAATGTAAAAGCTGTTGTGAAGAAGGTGGCTACTGGTAGTGAAACCACCACATACAAGGCATTGTTCCTCCAGTACATCTCACAAGGTGATAGTGGTACCACAGAAACATTTGCTGCTGATGAAGTGCTCACCCAAGATGATGATGAAAACATCACAGTAATCATTGCTGACGTTTCAGAAACACCTATCACCAAGGGTTCATTGTTCTCTGTGGGTGATGGTGTGGTGTATGCCAACGGCTTCTTCATTCGTCATTACGCACAAACCATCGTGTTGGAAAAGTACAGTGAGACACCTAGCAAAAAAGTAGGTTTCTCAGTAAATGAAGAAATCATCACCTCTGATGATGATGAAACATTGTTGGATCCAGCACAAGGTGCATTCAATTACACTGCTCCAGGTGCTGATAGATTCAAACTGTCTACTGAATTGGTGGCTTTCCCTATCAATGAAACAGTGGAAGGATTCTTCATTCTGTATGAAGTGAATGCTGGTGCCATCAGCCGTCGGTATGACAGAACACAATTTGCAGAATTAAACAACACATTGGCACGTAGAACCTATGATGAATCAGGTGACTACGTGGTACGTCCTTTCAACTATCATATTCGTGAACATCTTGTGGATGATGACACTGATGGTGTGTACACATCAGGACAAGGTGGTGACAATGGCAAACTGGCCCTAGGAGTGGAACCTGGCAAAGCCTATGTACGAGGCTTTGAATATGAGCTGTTTGCCACCAAATATTTGGATGTTGAGAAGCCCACAAACACCCTTGAAAGAACAGCCGTCAGATTGTCCACAGCCTACGGCAACTATTTGATTGTGGATGAATTGTGTGGTAGTTTTCCTTCCAATGGTGCCTTGATTTCACTACGAGGAACAGCTGCAGGTGCTGTCACAGCCACAACATATTCAGCAACATCAGCTCCAGGTTCAGAAATTGGTACAGCACGTGTTGCCACTGTGGAATACATCACAGGCACACCTGGTGCCGCAGCCGCACAATATCGTGTGTACTTGTATGATATTGAAATGACTGGCGGTAGTGTGGCAGACATTCGTGGATTGTATCGTGATAATGCAGCCAAAGACTTTCATGCTGACGTGGTAACTACTCCTGCTGTGTTGAAAGAATCTACATACTCACCTTACATCTTTCCCACCACATACAATTATGTCAAGACGTTGCAACCCAACACACTTGACAATTCATTCACATACAGAAAACATTTCACATCTGTGGCTGTAGCTGCTAACGGTTCAGCTTCCATCAGTGTGTCAGGTGATGAAACATTCGCTTTCACTTCTGCCACCAACGCCACTATTCTAGCTGAATTCATTGTGGTAGCAGAAACTGCGGTAAGCACAGGTAGTGCTGTTTACACAGCCGGTCAAGTCATCAACATGACTGGTGGCAACATGACTGTGACACCTGGCACCAACACCATCAATTTCAATATTCATACACCTGGTGGTTTGACTGGTTCACCCACGGTGTCTGTGTTGGCTTCAGTGTCACGTTCTGATGTCACTCCCAGAACCAAAACTTTGAACAAAGACCGATACATCAGAATTCAAGCCACCAAGAAACTAGGTTTTGTCAGTGGTAGCACCTACCTAGTGGCAACAGCAAGCACTGGTTCTGCCAACATCACATTTGCATATAACGCTGCTGTGAACATCACTTCAGAAGATTGTCCAGCAGGCAGTAACATCTACACCTCCGCCAATGCTTTGTTGGGCACTGTGTCATCTGTGACAGCAAGAAATGATGGAACTTCAACTGGTCCAATTGTAGTGTTGACAGCCAATTCCGCCGCTAACATCACCACTACAAGTAGCACACCTCTTCGTGTGGTGCATCCAAACTGGGATGTGGTGGCCAAGAAGTTCACCACCTCACCTTCATTGGGTCTGTGTGACATTTATGCGTTGGATTACATCAAGGCAGGTGACGTGGAAACCGCCTGGGCCACCATTGATGCTTCAGGTGATGACTTTACAGGTCAATTCAAAATCAAAAACGGACAAACAGACAGTCATTACAATTTAGGAACTGTGAGTGGAAGCTTCCTGGAAGAACGTCGCTATGTGATTCGTGTGGATCACTTTGTACACAATGCAGGTGCCTTCTTCAATGTGGACAGCTATCCTTTGCCTACACAAGGTGATAGCCCTACCGCCTCAGAAATTGATTGGCACAAGATGCCATTGTACGTAGGTAGTAATGGTAAGAAATATGAAATGAGAGATGTTTTGGATTTCCGTGTCACTGTGGCCAACGTGGCAACTTCCACCACCACACTGACTTCATCCAACATCAATCCTATTGGTTACACCGCATCCACAAAATCCTTCACAGGATTCACACCACATTTTCTTCCTCATCCACAAGAAGAATTCATCACAGATGTTGAATGGAATCTGCCGCGTGTGGACAGAGTGATTCTGGATGCTGATGGCAACTTCACAGTGATTGAAGGACAGGCATCTGAAAATCCCTTGACGCCAAGATTGCCATCCAATTGTATGGATCTAGGTGTGTTGCAACTACCTCCCTTCCCGGCATTGTCACCTAAAGCTGCCAAGTTGGCAGGTCGTCCCGCCAACGCTTCCAGTTTCAGCAAGGCAGCTTTACAACGTCGGTACACCATGGCGGACATTGGTGTGATTGACAAGCGTTTGGGTAATTTGGAAGAATTCACCAAGTTGTCCTTCTTGGAACAAAAGACCATCAACACTCTGATTTACAATGATTCAGGTGAAGAACGATTCAAGAATGGTGTGTTGGTGGATTCATTTGACAGAGCGGACAAAGTCAATATCAATAATGAAACCAATAACTGTTTGATTTTCCGAGGAGTTTTGTCACCTAGATTGGACTCTGACCCAATTGACCTTGAAGTGTCTAGCACCAGCAGTGTGGTGTTGGCTCCTAAAGATGCTAAAATTGTGGTTCGTCAAACAGTAGGTGCCACCAAATTTGCTGTGGGTGAAACAGTGTCACAAGCCACATCAAGTGCCACGGGTGAAATAGAACATATTGTGGAAATTGCACGTGGTGGAAACTTCAAGTGGTCAAGATTGTACTTGGTGAATTGCACAGGAACTTTTGTGGCCAACACGGCATTCACCGTCACAGGCACCACCACCAGCACCACAGGTCTCATCACCTACACCAACATCACAGCAGCCATTTTGGCAGAAGATTTCCGTCCAGACCTGGTGAGTTATCCATCTGATGGTGAAATTGCTACGCTGCCATATGAACATGAAGTGTTCTCTGAAAATCCCTATGCCTCTGAATCTGTGTCTGTGACCAACAATGTGGTTTACGGTTATGAAGGTAGCATCGGATTGATTCCAGCAGAAGATGTTTGGTTTGAACACAGAACACAACCACAAATCATTAATAATTACAACACAGAAGTCATCATCAAGGAAGTGGAGAAACAAGTGGAAGTGGTTCGTCACTTGGAAAAAATTGTAGAAACTTTTGTTCCTACTTGTGTAGGTGTCACCGAGCCAATCATCCTTATCGAGCCCCCTCCTCCCCCTGTCAAAAAGGAAAGACCTCCTGTATTCATTGAACAGGATTGGAATTTGAAGCCCATCAAGATTAACGCTGTGGGTGGTGTTTTAGGACCTCCAGCCATCATTGAAGTCACACCAATAATTTTAGAAGAAGGATTCCCTATCTCCTTGCCAATAGATTCACCTGCTCCTGTAGAAGAAACACCATCAACCTACATCCCCGCAGACCTTGGCGGCGGAGGCAGCGGTGGTCGTGAACCCGTATCATACGGTGGCGGCGGGGTGCCCTCGCTCAGTGGAGAATTCGATCAAATATCTTCTTTTGCTTTCCAAGATGTTAACCAAATTTAACAAAGATAAATCATGACCGAACTCGGCGCCGGACTCCCAACTCTACAACTGCCAACAGATGTACCACTATCCTATATGCGCAGTGCCACCATCAACTTCACTGCCAAGGGATTGAAACCCAACACTCAGGTGTTTCCTTTCTTTGATGGACAGTCAGTCACAGACCATTGCCGTCCTATTGTTGCAACTGCGTTTGGTGGAAATCTTGTCACAAATAATAGCGGTGAACTTGATGGTGTGTTTCGTATTCCTGCTGAAACATTCAAAACTGGCACCAGATTGTTTACACTTATCAATCATCCCACTGATCCAAATGCTCAGACAGATTGTGTAGCCATCACAACATATAATTCATACGGTGCCATCACCTACGATACAGGTAAGATTGCATCCACCAGAGCACCCAACATCACATTCGCTCGTTCCACTTCTCCCAGAGAGTTGTCAGTGGAACGCACTGTTACAGTGAATCCATCCACAACCACCTTCAAGGATCCAATAGCTCAAACCTTCTTTGTGTCTGGTTTGGACAATGGTATTTTCATCACAAAGGTGGATATATACTTCAAGACCAGGCCAACTTCTGCCACAGTGCCCATCACATTGCAAATTCGTACCACTACAAATGGAAATCCAGGTACAGAAATTATTCCTTTCAGCACTGTGACATTGAATCCTAAAGATGTGAATGCATCAACTGATGCTACTGCACCTACACAGTTCACATTTTCATCACCTGTGTACTTGAAGAACAATGAAGAATATGCCATGGTGTTGTTGCCAGCAGGTGGTAGAGAAGGATATGAAGTATGGACTGCTGTGTTGGGTCAAAACAAAATTGGTACAGAAGAAAAAATTGACAAACAACCAGCTGCGGGTCGTTTCTATGTGTCCAGCAACAGCGTAAATTGGACCGTGTCAGAAACCAGTGACATGAAATTCACTATATATCGAGCCAACTTCACTGTGTCCAGCGGTAGTTTGATTTTGAAGAACAAAAAGATTGATTATCTTGGCATCAGTAGCAATTCTGTTGAAATTCTGGCGGGTGACACCTTGACAGGTGGCACCAGTGGTGCCATTGGTTCTGTGTTGTATTTTGACCGATACAACAAAGTGGCACATACAGAAATCACATCTGGTACATTCTCTGAAGGTGAAACTGTAACTATCAAGAGAACATCTACAGCTTCTAGCTCAGGAACTGCTGTGATAACTTTAGAACCATATGAAGATGACGTTGAAGGTAAATTGATTCATCAAATGTCACCTGGCATTTCCTATGTGGAATACAATGATTCTTCTCTTTCATTTGAACATAAAATCTACAATTCTTCTGAAGTGCAACCTGCCGATTTCACACCGATGAAAAAAGAAGGTATTTTCACATTGAGCGAAGAAAAGACGGTGTATTCACACAGTTATGAAACACTGGCAGGTGGGTTGAACATCTCAGACGACACTTTGGGGTCTGTGTTGGTGAAAGTGAACTTTGCCACCAACAATTCCAACATCTCACCCATCGTGGACATCACCAAGTCACAGGTGATTGGATATGAGCATGTGATTCGTAGTGTACGTAGAACATTGTCAGGCACATCCACCTTCAACACTGGCAGCACCACCGTGACAGGTAAAACTTCAGGTGATGAAACTGCTTTCATTGACCAAGTTATCAATGGTTCAGTACTTCGTAATTCTGCAGGCAAGGTGATTGGCGTGGTTCGTGCGGTCACAGCCAGAGACGGCATCACATTGGAATCTAACGCAGCAATTGATGGCACAGATGACATCATCACTGTGGATTACGAAGCCACAGACGTGCAAGGCAATTCCAAGTATCACACCAGACTGGTTTCATTGCCCACTGGATCTGATGCTGATGATTTGTTGGTGTTCTTGGATGCTGAAATTCCATCAGGAGCTGATATCAAAGTGTATGCAAAACTAATAGCACCAGGTGATACCACAGACCCCAAGAACCGTCCTTGGACACAGATGATTGTAAGTGCCAACAGCAACAGTCTAGGTGCTGGAGAGCTGGTGTACAAGTTCAACAAAAATGGTCATGATGAGGACACGGTGGTAGGAGGATTGAACAGCTCTGGTGTGTTTACCTACACATCCAGTGGTTCCACATTCAGTCAATTCACTGCATTTGCTGTGAAAATCGTGATGCTTAGTGTGGATTCCTACTACATTCCTGCGGTGAACAGCATGCGTGCTCTGGCTATAATGGCATAATACCATGGATGAAATTAAAATTCGACGAGACAGTCACAGTTCTGCGGTTGTAAACACTGATTTAGAGGGGTTGGCAGCATATAAAGCCAGACGTTTCAGTAAAGACAAAATGAAAGAACTTGAAACTGATATAAATAGTGTAAAACAAGAATTAACAGATATTAAAAAAATGCTACAACTATTAATTGCCAATAGAGGATAACGATGTCCACATTAACCTTAAGAAACGTCAAAGGTACACCACTTACAAATACTGAAGTAGACACCAACTTCAGTAATTTGAACTCTGATAAACTGGAGAAAGATGGCAGTAACTCCATGACTGGTAAACTGACAACAGTCACCAGCAGTGCTTCCACAGCTAGCGTCCGTGTTGTAGCTGGTAGTGCCGACCCAACATCACCTGTTTCAGGTGACTTCTGGAACAATGCCGGTGATTTCAAGTTCTACACAGGAGCTGCCACACGTGTTTTAACCACACTGGATGGTGCACAAACACTCACCAACAAGACTTTGGATGCTGCTATTGTCACCAACGGTTTGTTCTTTGAAGGTGCCACTGCGGATGCATTTGAAACCACATTGACTGTGGTGGATCCTACAGCAGATAGAGTGGTCACCATACCTGATGCTACCACAACCATGGTGGGCACTGACACTACACAAACATTGACCAATAAAACCATCAGCCTTGCCAGCAACACATTGACTGCCACATCAGCACAAATGCTTGCTGCTGTGTCTGATGAAACTGGTACAGGTTTGTTGGTGTTCAACAGTAGCCCAACCATCACCACACCCACCATTGCACAAGTGAATGCATCAGCAGATTTCACTCTGGATGCTGCTGCTGACATTGTTCTGGATGCTGATGGCGGTGACATCATTTTGCGAGACGGTGGCACAGAATTCGGTCGCTTCACACAATCTGGCGGTCAATTAGTTGTTGCCTCCAGCTCCAGCGCCACCACCGCCATCACCATGGCAGGAGCAGATGTTGCTATCACAGGTGATTTAACAGTCACAGGTAATGACATCAAGTCCTCAACAGGTGCCACTGCCATCACATTGAATGCCGCTGATGTGGAAGTGAAGGGTGATTTGACTGTGACAGGTAATGACATCAAGTCCTCAACAGGCGCAGTTGCCATTTCATTGAGTGGTAATGCTGTTACTATATCAGGTGACTTGACTGTGAACGGTACCACCACCACAGTGAACAGCACCACAGTTGATATTGATGATTTGAACTTGACTGTTGCCAAGGGCAACGCCACAAACGCAGGTGCAGATGGCGCAGGTCTAACTGTGGAAGCCACAACTGCAGGTAACAAAACTTGGACCTACAGCAACGGCACTAACTCTTGGAGCAGTTCAGAACACATCAACATCCCAACCGGTAAGAACTATCTCATCAACGGTTCACAAATTGCTGCTTCCAACTTGAGCAATGGCACCACTGGTTCAGGTTCTGTGGTGTTGGCAACCAGCCCAACCCTTGTGACACCTGCTCTAGGCACACCTAGCTCAGGCACATTGACCAATTGCACAGGTCTTCCAAACGGTGGCTTGGTGAACAGTGCAGTAACAGTCACAGCAGGTACTGGTATGTCAGGTGGCGGTTCAGTGTCACTTGGTGGTTCTGTGACATTGACCAACGCGGGTGTCACTAGCAATGTGGCAGGCACAGGTGTTTCAGTGTCCGGTGCCACAGGCGCCGTCACCATCAGCATTGGGCAAGCAGTAGGTACAGGCTCCAATGTACAATTCAACTCTTTGGGTGTGGGTACAGCAGGCTCAGGAACAGCAGGTGAAATCAGAGCCACCAATGAAATCACCGCTTTCTATTCAGATGCTCGTTTGAAGAACTTCCAAGGCACTATTGACAATGCCTTGGACAAGGTGGCATCATTGAATGGTTACTACTTCACAGAAAATGAAGTAGCCAAGTCACTAGGTTACAACAATGATGCAATGCAAGTTGGTTTAAGCGCACAAGAAGTACAAGCAGTTCTACCAGAAGTGGTGGCACCAGCACCCATTGATGAACAATATCTTACAGTGAAGTACGAGAAAATGGTTCCATTATTAGTGGAAGCCATCAAGGCCTTAAAGTTGGAACTTGATGAAGTAAAGAAGATTTGCAACTGCAATAAATAATTTAGGCCTTCAGGGAGTATACGATGGGAATAATTCCAAATACAGGTTCAGAGATATTGATGGGGCGTGTGCGTAATGCATACGGCCTGTCTGGTCAAGTTACATTACGTGGCAATTTAGGCGCACAAATTGGTATTACTGCTGGTCAGATTCGTTTGTCAACTGACTTTGGCGGCCGAACAACACCATTCACATACTGAGACTTGACAAAATTGTAGCACATATATAAATTTCTTTATACTATTTTTATGTGGAGTGAGCATCATGACAGACATTACATTGGACATATTGATTAACGCCATCAATGACCACCCATCGGAATACGAAGAACGTTATGTCCGATGGGTTTCCATTGGGTATGACAAAAAGAAACTGGCAGAACTTCTGTATGAATTGAAGTATCTGAAGGAAGAAGGTCAGTGGCCAGAAAGAATTGCTTTCTTGGAAGATGTGTTGGCACAACATGATTCAGAACATCTGTTGAATCTGTTGAACAATGACCCGCAGACCACTAGATTTGCCATGATTGAGAAATGGGCCCGCCAAGCTTCCATGGAAATTCTTATCTTTGACAAGTATAGTATTGAAACATTAAATACAGTCACGCAATTTCCGTTAGCCGATTATCAACTTTTTGTCAAACGAGTTCAAGAAATTACTACGATGATTCGTGAAATCACCAACCAAGCGTCAACATTGGCGTCTGGAGTGGCAGGTCTATGAAGAACATCTATGATTTAAGCATCTGGAAAACGCGTCCCACAAAACTTGCTATTCTGATTCCATGCAAAGAATCCATGTATAGTTTGTTTACTTCAGCTCTTGTAGAGTTGGTGAAGACCACTACCATGGCTGGTATTGATGTTCATGTTTTGTATGACCAAAGCACCATCTTGTTGGCTCAACGTGAACGTTTGGCAAACCAGGCTCTGCAAATAAACGCAGATTATTCCTTGTGGTTGGATTCTGACATGCTGTTTCCCAGCACCACCGCCATGAGATTGATGGGTCATAATGTTGATGTGGTGTGTTCCAACTATATGAAACGTTCAGTGCCTTTACAAACAGTGGCATATCCTGAACGAGGCGATTGGAACAACTGGTTGCCATTGGAAGGTGACCAGGAACTTCAGGAAGTGGAAGGTGTAGGTATGGGATGTATGATGATGAAAACAGAAATCTTGAAGAACATCGAACCCCCTTTCTTCAACTTTGAGTACTATGATGGAAACTGGCATGGAGAAGATTTCTATTTTCAAGAAAAACTCCGAAAAGCCGGATACAAAATTTGGATTGACATGAATTTAAGTTTCCAAGTGAAGCACGTAGGTCAATGGGCCTTTGGTGCCAACTTGGGTGTGAATGAAGAAAAACGTATTGATAATGAAGTGAAGAAAATCACCAAAATGAAAAAAGTGAGGAAGAATGCTGAATAATGAAACATGGTTGGCACATAGCGAGTTGTTCACACAACATTGGGTTCTGGAAACTAAACACTGGGTTCGCAGTCTAGGATGGTTCACAGACTTCATTGACACAGTGAAAGATGCCAAAGGCTGGGCTCAAGCAGGTGACAAAGAACTGACTGCGTTTGATTACGTGGAAATCATTGATGCCAAAGGTTCTGAAAGAAAGTTGTATCGGTGCAACAATGGCACCACCTGGGAACACATTTCAGGACCGGTTATTTTTGTGGTTCGAAAAGATGAAGAACAGGTGTTCATTGCGGGTTGGGCTGGAGAACGCAAGGTGATTGAAAAGGCCAAAAAAACCAGCGATGATCCCTGGGAATGGCCAGACAAGATGATTATTGAAGTGGATCCCGTGGTGGCATTACACACTTTGAAGGTTCGTAGAACTGCCAAGAAGGATGCTGTGCCTGTGTTCTTTGCCAGTAACGGTGAGACCAATGCCGAGGAAAACTGGAATCATCTGGTGAAGATTTGTCCCAGAGCTGTCAGAATTGATGGTATAAATGGACGCAGAAAAATGTTTCATCGTTGTGTAGATTTAGCAGGTGACGCCACACAATTCTTTGTGGTGACAGGAAAAAACTTCATCACCGACCTCACAGTGTTTGATTATCCTGTGGAAACTATTACTAACGCACACATCATCTTTCATGCCAAGAACATGAGCAATCGTTTGGAATATGGTCATATGGGCGTGGTGTGTTACAATAGCAATCTGGTGTTGAACACTCCTGCCAGCTTCGGCTTAGATTTCACACAATACAGCAAGACCATCACAGTTCCCAGAACTGTTAGTGAAGCCATGTTTGCTACAACTCCTTACGAAGCCTGGAGAACAGCATTTCGTGAAGTTGTGAAACTGACTGTGAGCTATGGTGAAGATTCACATCTTTGGTTGGACCGTTGGTTAGCTTTTGCTGAAGGAGCCAACGCAGACTGGGTTCTGAAGGGTGCCAAAGAAGGAAACGCATACGCAGAACAGCACCGAGACAACAAGGAAGCCTTGAAAAACACTGTGGATTGGAATTGGTTGAAAAATTATTTCGAAGAAAATCACGGTTAACCACAGAACAATTATAAATAACTGTAGTAATCACCT